TTCGGGGCCCAGGGCGCAGTGCAGCTATCCACATACCCCATAGTCGTTCCGTCTGATCCTCCGTGAGGGCCGACTTCGGTCGGTCCTCATGGATCAGGTCAGAAAGAACAACTCGGGTATATGACCTCACTGAATCAACAGTGAGAACCAGAGGAGCTCTGATGCCCGTAGAGGATCTGTCAGGGGAGCCTCGTACTTACTCTACTGTTCGAAGGAGGTCTATACCTCCTCCGACAGCTAAAGCCACTTTAAAGCAGTGGCAGCGTAATACGAGTCCACCACCTACCTATAGCGAACAAATCGCTAAAAGTACGTGGGCCCCTAACAATCTACGCGGGACGCAGGAGACTGCGTCCGAGTATCACCCTTCTTGGAAGCGTCGTTTAGGCGCTCGCCAAGATGTTGGCGGCAACTTTAGTACTACCAAACAGTATGTTTCGGGATCTATCCCGACATACCATATGGCTGGTACCAAAGTGCTATCATCCCAGGCGTCCATTGGTTATGATTACCAAGGGTACGTCTTGGCTGATGGCTTGACTTCTGTTAGCTTTCCACCTTCTGCCTCTTCGACTGATTCAGTCTTGGATGCTTTGGGTGCGGAAGCTGTTGCAGATATCAAGCCTACTAACAACGTCGCCAACCTAGCTGTAACTTTGACTGAGCTTTATCGCGAGGGTATTCCCCGCGTGATAGGTTCTTCCTGGTGGAAGGACCTTTCTGGGTTTGACCAAAAGTCTGCCCAGGAATGGCTCAATCTTCAGTTCGGTTGGAAGCCTCTTCAGAGTGACATCACGAGTTTTGCTCGTGCTGTACTTAATGGACACTCCATTATGGAGCAGTTCATTAAAGACTCTGGAAAGGTAGTTCGACGTAGGGCAACACTAGCATCGACAAAGTCGGAGTCGACTAGCTTATATCGCGACAACGTTGCAAGTCCCTTTTTGGGACCCAACGACGGCGAGATGTTTAGCTTGACGGCTACGACTGGCAAGGTTTACCGTTATCGAAAGACAACGGTTCGACGCTGGTTTTCTGGTGCATTCACTTACCATCTTTCGATGGAATCACCCGAATACATTCGGCTGATTGGATGCTCAGAAGAGGCTCGTAAGCTTTTAGGCTTAGAGCTTACACCTGACGTCGTTTGGAACCTTGCTCCATGGAGCTGGGCCGCCGATTGGGTCTCGTCAATGGGAGCAGTTATCTCCAATTTGACGGACTATTCTCGGTATGGTCTGGTAATGCCTTATGGGTATCTGATGGAACATTCCATCGTTAGCGATACCTATTATTGGTCAGGACCGACGGGTCTTCGAGACACGTCGATCAAACCAACTGCGATTACTCTCGTCACTGAGACGAAGAAGCGTCGCAAGGCAAACCCCTTCGGGTTCGGACTAACCTGGAAAGCACTTGATGCTACCCAGTCGTCCATTCTGGCTGCGCTTGGTATATCCAGGCACGGACAGAGGTAGTTGTACCACCGTCCTAACAGCGTCGAAGGAGCAGAGACCCTGCTCTAGGAGTGATGCCATGTCATTCGCCGATCCGCAGTCTGTCACAATCTCGGGTACCGCGATCTCCCTCCCGCGCATTAGCGTGGGTGAGGATATCAGTGAGTACTCGAGCGGTGACGGACTCACCCAGCTCACCGCCTCCCATAAGTATGGGAAGCGGACTCGCCGGATGTTGCGGCTCGATACGTCCAAGATGACCTCGGATCCGTTTCGGCCGGCGGAGAACGTCAAAGTGTCCATGTCATGTTACATGGTCTTTGACCTCCCCCCGGCCGGTTACACGGCTACCGAGGCCCTCGCGGTTTACACTGGCTTCAAGAACCAGTACACCGCAAGCACGGACCTGCTCATCTCCAAGCTCCTCGGCGGAGAGAGCTGAACCCTATTTCAGGGTTTCAGCTTCTTTTCGCTGTGGGCTGGTGTCGAGCAGCAGTAGCGAGAACGGTCACCGACCTCCCGATCCGGATGATCCACCGGAGATCTATTACAATGATCTTCCTGGGTCATCCCGGAGACGGGTTTCGGTCGGCCGTACTTCGATTCGCGAGGTTTATCGCGATCGTCGTGAAGAGCAAGAGTTCTATGTAAGAATTCACATCAGCCCTCGGGCTGCTGCGATTCTTGCTAGTTCTGTTGTTCTCTTCTCGCATCTGGTTGAAGGAATGCTAATCTACCTCTTGAGGTAGATTCTCAGACCTCCGCTGACATGACTTGGCTAAGGATAGACCACCTCACCATAAGGGAGGGATCTATGAAAAGCCTGATGTCACTCTGGTCTAGAGTTGCTATGGAAATGGCAACTCGATGCTGCACTAGCGCCACGCGCGACATAACAACTGTCGAGCGTCGAGTCGAACACGAGGGGTTATCGTTTTTGGCGATAACCCTGGCTGACTATGGAAAGGCCATCCAAAAATGGCTAGACCATGGTCAAGTCGGGCCCAAGTCCGATGTTCCATCTTTTCGATGGGATCATCGTACAGGTCTCCCCCGATTTCTCGGAGGTTTCCTGACCCGTGTGTTTGACTCTAGTAGTGGCGCGCTTCTGGATGATCCAGACATTGAAGCAATTATTGCTTTGCGTCAGCTTACGCTGATGTTTAGCAAGATTGCTCTCCCTCGGGAGGCCCTTTCAAAGGGTACCCCCCGCAGTACTGGCGGCATATCTGTCGTCAGTGCTGACCGAGAGAGTAAAGCAATGTCTGATTACATCCAGTGTGAGCAGGATGTCAAGAAATCAGACGCAGAGCTCT